CAACTCGGCCTCAAACTTGTGGCCTGATCACCACTGATCATCTCTGAGCATAGCCCTCAGAACGCGCTAGAATCGCCTCTGAGGGCTTTTTAGTGCCCGGATGGTCTGGAGCCCTTCGGAAGGGGTTGAAAAACGCATGGCGCCCCCGTAGCGTTTGAAGCCATGGGCAACGTCGCCAATCTGAAACCCTTCACTTCCGAAACAGCCGCCGAAGCCGCACGCCGAGGCGCCATCACACGCCGCCGAAAACGAGACGAACGCAGGGCTCGGGAAGAACGAGACCGCGCTAGAGTCAAAGCAATGTTCGAGGCAGACTCCAATGGCCAAAACTACGTCGAAACCCGGCTGGCACGTATACGCGCTGCTCTCGATCGTTACGACGAATTGGTCATGATCGAGACAGATCCACAGAAGGCCTCCTGGCTGGCAACCGTCATCGCCAAGCTCTCCGAGATCGAACGCATGCTGGCCGGCAGGCCGGCGCCTGGACAGCTGAGACCCAGCACTGGGAAGCGTAGCGCCGGCTTGCCAACACCTCTGATCCCTGGGTGATGATCTAGACTCCTCATCAATCCCCCGGAATCCCCCACATTCCTGCCCCCGCTGCCGGATGCGGACAAGGTGCGGACACCGTGTCCCCCGGCCACTCCCTGGGCGCCCGGATGGGTACCCTTTTCGGCTCGGATGGGACCCAAAAACGGAGGGGGAGGGGGCCCCCTTTTCGGCCCACGGCGTGCGGCGTATGGCCCCACATTTATCGGGTCTGGTGTTGGGGAGGTTTTGTTCCAGTTGGGAAAAAGGGTTTGGGTTTACTGCGCGATGCTCATATATGGGGGGGCCCCCCCTCCCTACACCCCTTATAGGGGGTGGGGGGGGGACCCATATGGAGCAGCGTAAGCGCATGTTGGTACACAAGAATTTGCGAAAAACGTAAAGACAAAATGTAAAGACAAAAGTGCTCCAACGGAGCAGGTTGATTGTGAGGGAGTTACGGTTGGGTTGGATTAGGAACCTGGAAACTTGGGGCAAATCTTGGAGCAGATTGGGGTAGTGTTGGGGGACCAGGTGGCCGGAAAGTGTGATTTTGCTGGACTTTTTGGGTAGAAAATACTAATCCCCCTTCGGGGGATGTAATTCGGGTCCCTTTTGGCCGGTTTCGAGGGCTTGTGGGGAGGGTTGGATCATGGTGAGGGAGAGGGCTAGTTCGCCCAGGAGGCGGGAGGCGGTGGAGAAGTCCAGGCCGTGGAGGGTGGAGGAGACGATGGGTGGGGAGTCATCGGTGTAGCGTGGGGTGATGAGGGCGATGCGGTGGGGGCCATCTGGGCGGAAGTGGAAGCGGCCGGCTTTGATTTCCTCTTCGGTGAGGGGGAAGGCGAGGATGGCGGTTGAGCCGTTAGCCAGTTGGATGGTGAGGGTGAGGTGGTGGGTGGGGGCGCCGGGGTCTGGGGGTTCTGGGTTCATGGTGGGGGTGGGCTAGTTGGAGATTTTTTGGTCCGGGTTAGTCCGGGGGGCGAGATACGAAGAAGAGGGGGTGTCGGAAAGTGCGGCAAGATTCCGACACCCCGTGGGTTGGCTTACTGCTCGGGCTGCTGGGGCAGCGTGCAGTCCTCTTCCTTTTTGTCGGGCAGAGGCTCGGGTGCCGGTTCCTCCGGGGTGACCACCACATGGGGGCCGGGGCACGGTTGGCTTCCGCATTGGGCCTCGGGTGCCGGTTCCTCGGGTTGAGGCTGCACTCGGGCAGCGGTCTCGGGGCTCAGTTCGGTGGGATCCTCGGGTTGGATTTGGGGGTCCAGTTGGTTGGGATCAGTTGGTTCTTCGGGCATGTTGTGTTTTCCTTTCGGTTTGGTGTTCTACGTGGAACGGGGGGTTAAATGGAGGGATCGAACCCCTCCAAAGTGTTGAGGGCCTCGGGCAAATGCTCCCGGCCGATGAGCACCCCGGAGTTTTTGACCACCTGGGTGCATCGGTCATCGAACATCCAGACCATGGCGAAGTCCTTTTCGTGGGTGCAGGGGAGCTCCTGGCCCAGGTGCTTCATGGTCCAGGCCCGGATCGCCTGGGCGGCGTAGACCCGATCCTGGGGTTGCTTCTGGGGCCCCACCCGCGCCGTCAGAATGCGAACATCCCAGCCGGCATCCAGGAGGAGCTTGACCAGGTGAACCATCCGGGGAATCGGCGCGCCGATGTGATCGGGCGTGTGCCAGGTGGTGTAGTGAGCCAGGGTGCCGTCCAGATCGATGCCGATCCAGCCTCGGGGTTTGTCAAAGGTGTGTTCTGTCATAGGCTAGCCTTCTCTCTTGCGCTTGCTGCTGTATTTTGGTGAAGAAAACTCGTCCCCCTCGAGGGACTCCCTGTATTCAATTTCTGAAACCAGATCCACCCACCCAAACCCAAGACATCGGGGGCACGGCCACCAGCAAGGCTTCCAGGCCTCCCCCGCATCTCCGTTGCAGTCCCCGAAGTGGCCACGGCCACCCCCCTGCACACCTTTGCCGTAGCATCTTGGGCATTCATACACGCGCCGTCTTATGAACCATTGGGTCACGGCTTCAGCCAACACGCTGGCATTGATCAGGGTGGGTTTGGATTCTGTGGTCATTCCCAGCCCATCTCCTTGACCGTGGCGCGGAGGATCGACTCCAGCTGGGGCCCGATCTTGAACCGCTCCACGTTGACCTTGAAACTGGCTTCAAAGTTGCCGGGAGGATCGTGCCGTTGCTGGGCCGCGCCCCAGTCGCACAACATCTCCATGAGATCCAAAAGGCTCATGCCGTTGATCCCGTTGGGATAGTGCTCCGGGTGATGGGAGTTGACCTGGTAATGGTGATCGATGGCCGGCTTCATCTCCCGGAGGCTGGCGCGGTATTCCTCCGAGCCGTATTTGAGGCCCTTGAGCCGGGGGGTCAGCTTGTCGAAAGCCGCCTTTTCGGGGCTCTCCAGCTTGGAGGCGTCATGGGTGGCGGCTCGATGCATCAGCTTGACGATGGGCCGCTGCATGAATTTTCGCACCAGGGCGATGTGGGCTTGGGTGTCAGGGGTTGAATCGTAGAATTGACTCATTGGGGTCTGGGTTGTGGCGGTTGCGGTTGATCCCCGGCAAAGACCTGCCGAAGATGATTCAGAATGGCCGGCGCATCGGCCACCCGAAAGGTTTTGCCCTTGAAGGGAAAGGTGGAGGCCTGGGCCTGCTGGGCGCCCCGCAAGGCCGCATCAAACTCCTGCACCATCGAGACGGTCCACATCATCGGCGCCGGGGCCGTGGCGGCATCCCCCGTGGGCGACTCCACCGGGGGCCGGGGGCCGGGGGCGGTTCCGGGCAGATCCATGCCGGGACCTGGCGGGGGCGGCTGGATCGGAGCCGGCGGCTGGGCCAGAGCCTCATCGATGGAGGCCATTTCCTGCTCGATCTCTTTGTAGAGCCGGCTGATGAACATGACCCGATCAGGGCCACTCATCTCCTTGGTCGACATCGCCAGCCGCTTCATGTAGGAGGCGCCCTTCATGAAAGCCATGCGGACGATGGGCGGCACGTTGCCGGGGACGTTGAAGTGGGAGTCCAAGAAGTGGGCAAAGGCCTGGTTGAGACTGGTGAAGGGCTGGTCACTGGGTTGCGGGGGTCGTTTCAATAGGTCCATGATTGTTTCACGTTTTGGGGGTTTCGTTGCAGCAAAGGGCACATGTTATGCATCGTGCCCCTTGATGTAGAGTTTTCCTTTGCGGCTCAGTTTGTGGTTGCGGACTAGGGCTTCCAGCGTGCGCGTGACACGCCCGGATCTCGGTTCGCCCAGGTCGATCCCCAGAGTGTTGGCGGCGTAGTCCACTATCATCTCGCGCAGTCTGGCATTGCTTATGCCCTCTTTGGGGATCGAATTGGTGAACTCATAAAGATTGGAGCTAGCCACTGTCTGGACCATTTGTCCAGCTGTCATGTTGGGTGCCGCCTGGGGCTCGGATTCCGAAGCGGTGACCGGTTCCTCCGGGGGATCCTCCTGGGCCCAGAAAATTGCCAGGGGACTATGCCGCAATCGGACGATTTGCGTGGGGCTCCCATTGGGATGCGTGGCCTGGGCACGCTTGCCGCGCTTGGAGAAGATCAACTCGAAGTCGCCCTCGGGAAGCTGATTGAGCAGGACCACCGCACGCGCCCAGTTGGTCAACTCACTGCTGCCCATCATCTGGTAGGACCACTCGGCCAGGGATCGACGCGGGGGCTTTTTGCCGCCCTTGCCTTCCTGCTGCTGAGGCGGCTTGCCGGTGTGATGCACGCCCATGAAGGCCACGTTGGAATTGTGCAGGATCGGGTTGAGCCAGTTGCGGAAGAACCGGCCCACGATCTCCTGCCGGCTGGCGTCATCGCCAATGAATGAGAGCAGGGGATCGACAATCACCAGGTCCGGTTCGTGGTAGTCCACCAGCTTCTGCAACGCGACGATGAAGGAGTGGCCCGTGTCGGCCACGTTGTGGTTGTAGACCAGGTTGCGGTCGATCATCTCCAAGGCCTCCGGTTGATCGAGTATTCCCAGGCCCTGGTAAATCCCGATGTTCATCGAGTGCAAATCGGCCAGGTCATTCTCGGCTTGAAGGAAGAGGATCTTGAGCGGCTTGACCGGCGTCACTCCAAAGCAGGGCCGGCCCAGGGCCCAGCACATGGCAATCTGGCAGGCCAGACTGGACTTGCCCACGCCCGAGGGCCCCACCAGGATGCAGGACCCGCCCTTGCGAAGCCATTGATCCCCGGCCACGGTCATGCCGTCCTCGGTGGGATCGTATTCGCGCACCTCCTTGGCCGAATAGGTGATGCCGATTCCCTCCACCAAAAGTTGTTTGCTCCACTCGGTGTAGGACTCGGCGCCCAGGTTCAGGCCCAGGAGATACTGCACCGTATCATCGCGCTTGGCATCCGGGCACCGGGAGAACCGGGAGGGGTTCTTGTTTTTGACATCCGGCTGGTATTCCCGGAAGTGATCGTAGATGGCGCTGACCCGTTCGTCGTAGGTCTTGCGGTCTGGCGCGTCGACCTTCACCCAGGCGTGGATCGATTTGTTGCCCGAGTAGATGACGGCCGCGCAGGGGATGTTGGACTGGACGATCAGGGCCCACTGCTCGCGAATGGAGATCTTGTCAAACTCCAGCAGGCAGTGGCGATAGGCCGTGACATCGGCATCCTTGTTGCCGCCCCCGATCTTCATCGGGTTGATGCCCAGGTAAACCCCCAGCGGAGGACCTCCCAGGCGATAGTAGAGCGCGTTGATGCTGCCCTTCTGTTCGAGCTTACTGATCCACTCCTCCCTGGAAAGGACCACGCCCCCGTGGGGATCACACCGCACATGCCCCTCCTCATCCATGCCGCCCATCACGCGCACGCCTTCACCAGGTTTAAAGCAGGCCTCCAGCAACTGGAAAAACCCGTCGCGCTTGCCCTTGGGCAGTTCGATTTCCTGGGCGGTGCTCAGATCGTATTGTTTGGCAGCCACCTCGGGTTTGGACTCGACGCCTGGTCGAGCGGCGTTGCGCGAAAGATAGCGTTGGTTCTTGGAGAGGAGATAGCCGCGCGGTTTACCAAATTCCTTGCTGTTGGCCTCCTTGATTTTGTGCTCGAGCTCCCTCTGGCTCCAGGGTGGCTGGCACCCTTGGTTCCACTGACTCAGGAGCTCCATGGCTTGAGCCTCGGGAAGGTTGAAGCCCCAGACCAGGGCTCGGGCGGCGTTGAGGGTTTGAGAATGTCCACCCTGGCCAGAGATGGCCGGCGGGATCGACTGAAGATAACGTGCGGCTTGTTCGATCAATTCCATAAGTTCACTCCATTGAAAGTGAGCGGCCGGCAGGAATCAACCTACCGGCCACTCGGGTTTACCGACAAGCCAAACCCAGCCAAACCTGCACTGTCAGGCTTCACTAGACTTGGCCCTGCTTTGCGTGGGCATGCCTGCTTGGCTTCACCCAGACAATCCAGGTTCCGCCTTGCTACAACTTGACCAGCAATTCCATGCCTGCTCAGACGGACCAGGCCGGGCTAAACTACAACTAGTCTCGCCATCCCATGCCTGCCATGCTGTGTCATGCCGTGCCGAGTCAGTACGTGTCCCGCCTCGACTTGCCTGCGTTGCTCTTCTCAGCCATGTCACGCAACGCTGGGCTAGGCACGAACTCGACTTGCCTGCACTGTCGTGGCTTGACTAGTCTCGCCAGTCAATGCTCCCCACTCACCGCCTGCATTGCTTTGGCAATCCATAGCTCGCTCGGTTCTGACAATTCGCGCTTGGCCAGCCTGGGATCGCTTAGACCCGCCTCGTCGTAAAAGGCCAGACCATTTCGCGCTTTGCCTGCATTGCCCAACTCAGCTTAGCTTCGCCTCAACGAGGCTCGACTCGCCAGCTTTGCCATGTCGCGCAGGGACGCATCGCGCCCCGCCATTACGTGCGCTGGCTCGCCAGATCGCGCCTTGCCTGCATTGCTTTGCCATGTCAGGCATCGTCGCACCCATCTCAGGCTGGACTCGCATTGTCGCGCCAGCTTTGCCTTGTCGCGACACGCCTGACCTTGCCTGGCTCGGTCGCACCAAACCAGGACATGTCTTGTTGTGCTTTGCCCTTCCCAGCCGCATCAAGACGGGGCTGGTCGAGCCTGCAATGGCATGTCTTGACATACTGCATCGCGCTCGGTTTGAACTCGACTTGCTCGGAGGAGCGGCATCGTGCCAGCATTGCCATGTCTAGTCGGGCATCGACACTCTCCACCAATCACTCTCGGCCATGACTCGCCTGCGCCGCCACTACAGGGCTTTGCTTGCTAGGTCGCTTTGTGACGCGCCCCACCGCGCCTGCGCGGCTTTGGAGCTAGCTTGCTTTTGACTTTCTCAACGCTTTCCATGGCCCCCGTCACAAGGAGGAGGTCCTCGTACTTGCGCTGAAAAATGCGGATGTCATCTCTGGCTTCCTGGAGCATCTGCTCCCGGTAGCGAGTGTCGTCCAAAACACGATTCACACTGATGTAGCCTGGGCCTTCAAACTCGGTCTCCTCGCTATGTGCGGTCACATGGACCCAAGCGCGAACAACCGGCTGTTCAGCCAGTGGGATTCCCACCTGGAATATGCGGACAGATCGGGAAAGCATCTGCGCTTCGATCAGCCGGTATTGCTCGGCGGCTGCCCGATCATCCCAGGTGAAGAATGGGTGTAGCCTGGACCCTTGGGGGCGAGCGGCCTCGACAATCGTGGCCGGCTTGAGAACCCGATGTTTTTCTTCCAGGCGTTTGAATTCGGAGGCCACAACCTGAACCTGAGTTTTGTTCAGCTTCGAGTTGGGCATCGGCGCATAGCCGAATTCGACTTTGGTTTTGGTGCTCATTTAATGGGTGGAATCGGTGGTAGTTGTGGGATTTCGAGAGTGAGTCTTTCAATGCCCGTGATTGCGAATTGCCCCCAACCAAGGCCAGCAGACTTTTTGCTGTCCCAGCGTCCCTCACCGACACCAACCTGCACGCCGGCTCGGTAGAGGAGGTTGGCAACGTCATCCAGATGGAATTGATCTGCGTCCCATCGGATTTTCACTTTCGCGTGCCAGGGCATGTAAACCGGACGCACAACAGGATAGGGATCCCCTCGGGAGACCCTGGCCATGTCAATCGCCATGCGCGGTTCACCGTAGATTCGGACGATGCCGAATTGAGGTTGAGTGGCATCGAACCCGTCCTGAACACAGAACAGGCTCAGCTTTGCTTTGGTCATCTCAAAGCCGCCCACGCGACATGCCGAGATCATGCAGTTACGGAAGGCACTGGCCTGGATTCCGTCCCAGCCCTCCGGGCTGATGTAGCGAGCGTCATGATAAAGCACTTCGTCGGAGTACTTTTTCTTGGGCTTCTTTTTGGCTTTGGATGGTGCTTTCTCCCCGGTTTCTGCATCGGGTTCTCCGCGCAGGCTTTCGAGGACCTTCTGTGAGAATCGATGGACGCACAATTGCGTGAGCCCCTCGATCGTGAATTGAGCCAGCCCGAAGTTGGGCGGCTTGATGATGATGCGTTCCTTCTTTTCCTTCCCGCCTGGGAGGACGGGATTTCCAATAGGCTCTTTAGCCTCTGATCTCTTCATACTGTGGTCTTTCTGCTTTTTTGGTTTTTTGGTTTCTCGATTTTCAGCTTGCGCTGAAAGTCAAAAAATCGTTAGAACCACAGTCGCGAACTGTGGTTTTGAGAATGACGGGTGATTGGAAGTAGTAGTGTCCTTCCGGTCACCCGTCTCTCATTCGGGGGCCCTTTTCCCGTAATGCTTCTCGATCCACTCCTGAACCTCTTGGGGCAGGCCTGGGACCTCCAGGGCCGATTTCCCATCTTCCATTTCCCATCCCAGCATGGCGGGATGCGGCAGCGGGATGATGACGCCATCCATCGTGGGTTTCCACAGATGCAGGCATCCTGGGTGATGGTTTACGTAAAGAGCCTTGGGAGGGTGCAGCTGCATGACCGTGTCGGTGTCCTCCCAGAAAAGGTTTTTGCACGCGCACATTATGTGCCAGCTGGGTGTGTGTGTCGGCTGGCGAGCAATTGAAACGGAGACATGCTGCCACCCCATCCCATCGGAGGCCAGGGCCAGGAGCTCCAGCCCATTGATGGTGATGTGAAAGGCGCCATTGAACCCGTCCGAGGGGCGGGATCCATACATCTTGGATTTCCCTGGCGGGATCCGGCATCTGTTCAAATATTTCCAATCGCTCATTTTGTCGCGCATTTAGGGCACCTGCTGTGCCGTTGTGGATACGGAAGGATTTCTGTATAGACAATCGTCACTGTCTTTACAAGCCGTAATTTCTGAATCGGCATTTCTTTCTCGAATTCCCTGGCGGCTTCGAGTGCCTCATCCATGGTTTTTCGATCTCCGGTAGTAAGTCGCATTTGATCTTCGTAGGGGCCCTCCACCGCATAGGCCACCTTGCGTTCCTGGAAAATTCTCATAATAGCTTCGCTTGTTCCGGGTTCTTGTTGCCACTTGTTGCCAGTCGCTTCATTTCTTCGCTTGCATCCTGGAGCTCCTTCAAGCGGAAAAGTGTGTAGTAGATGCCTTCCATGCATTCGATCTCATGAGTGGCCTGGACCTCGGACATACGGCCTCCCTGGACCCACTTAGGGTAAACTTTCTTGCGAAGCTCAAATTCACGCCGAGCGCATGCCACCATTTGCTCGAGGGTTTTCGGCGCATCCTGGGTGGTGTAGTAATTAGAGTTGGACATAGGGTCTTGGATAAATTCCCTGTGTGCGTTTGAGACGAATGCCAACGATTTGCCCCATGCGTTCAAAATCAACTGACCTCGGTTCATGCTCTATAAAAAGGACGATGTCACACATGACTCCAACCGGATCGGCCATCAGCTTTTCGTAGGTCACCACCAGGCGATTTGGGACATCGTCGAGAATCCACTTTTTAACGAACTTGGCATAGTAGTCCATTTGTTCTTTCCACCATTGCCTTGGTTTGTTGGGGGCGGTTCCTTCCTTGGTTTTGAGGACTTGCCAGCTGGCCAGCGCATCGAGCGGATTGCGGATCTGGACTAACTGTTTCCATTGCTTTTGGGGTTGATCAACAAAGTCAAAATCGTGGGTTTTCTGCATTACGCATTTTGGGTCTTTCTGAAATCCTTGTTCAGGAAACTTGTAAACATCAGCAAAGCGAAACCGATCAGTGCCGAAATAATCACCCAGGGTCAGCATGACAAAGGTGTTGCCGGATCTCGGGAATGTGGGGCAGAGGGTCCGATGGAGCCCGTTGATAATTTTCATTTTCATGATTCAGAGTCAGGTTTGATTTGCCGATTTTTGTAGGGCGGCATCCCCTTGTATAGCAAGGCCTGATTGATCCCAAAGCTGTCTCCCCTGCCCGGAACGTAAATCGCCTTCCCGCGCTTCTTAAGTTCATCGCCTGGGATCCAGCCAAAGACATGGAAGATAGGAGCTCGCCCAACTACCAGCCAATAAATGCGGTCGATGATGATGTCTCCGTAGTCGACAAAAAGATCAATTCGATCCGTTAGATCCCGGTCTCTGGTTTTAACTTCATCCCCGTCTACATCGGCCCCATGAAAAAAGACGTTCAATTTTTGGTTGGGTGGAACACCTTTGAGGATCGAGATCGGTTCCTGGCCACAACATCCTTCGATGTGGGTTCTCCAGGCATCCCCATCTCTTGCTCCTTTATGGTGGTGGTGCCCCTGCATTTGGGATTCTATCCTTTGCCGGCATGCCAGCTTGCAGGCTCTTTTATAGCGAGTCAGATCCGTCCACCCGAAAGTGATATCGATCTTCATTGGTGGATCGAAGAGAACGGGGCCTGGATTTTCCAGGGTTACTGCCTTCCAGTCTCTGATCGCCAAAACGGCAAGCGGTCTGTCGATGCGTTTAACTCGCTTCGGTGGGATGTAGATTGTTTTATTCATTTCTTTCGGTTGAGTTGGGCGAAGAATCTTCTGGCTTCAGCTTTGGTTGCCATCCATGGATCTGGGTGGCCATGTTGCTGCATGGACCACCGTTGCTTTTGGGAGGCGAGCTCCAGGTCTTTGTGTTTGAACATAACGTCCAGGAGCTTGGAGGCGTGGCCGCGCCCCTTAATGAGGTCTGGATCGATTTTGGTTCGTTCCAAATACTTCATTTGCTTGCGTGTGATCGGCTTGCCTTCCCACTTCATGGTGGGTTCATAGAAGGCCGTTTCGGTCTCGCCATGCTCCAAGCAGAATTGCTCAGGGCTGATGAATTTGGCCTTGCGGCTGGCGAGCTCGGCCAGGCGTTCGCGCAACTTACGTTCGCGCTCTTCAGTGGCGCTAGCGGCCAGGGTGAGCAGGTCCAGCTGTTCCTCCGAGGCGCCCTGGGCAGAGAGCTTCTGGGAGAGCTCGGTAACGATATCAGCCTCCTCGGCGTCATGGGCCATCAGATCGGCAGGGTGGACAATCCGATGCCGTTCATGGAGCCAAAGAAAGTCCAGCAGAAGCAGGTTTTCCTTGGCCGGATGGACCCGAGTGCCCCGTCCCACCATCTGCGCGAAAAGCGGCCGGCTCTTGGTAGGGCGCAAGACAACGATGCAATCGATGCTGGGGGAATCGTAGCCCTCAACAAGCAACATCGCGTTTGACAGAACGTCAAATTGGTTGTTGTCGAACTGCTGGAGGATCTCTGCGCGGTCAGGGGATTTACCGTCTACGTGCTTGGCTGTGAGTCCCACCTGGCGGCAGGCCTCGACAAACTTTCGGCTGGTATCGATCAGTGGAAGGAAGGCGAGGACCTTGCGGAAACTTGCGTGGTCTCGGATGGCCTGGGCAATCGTGACCAGGTAGGGCTCCAGGAGGTGGCCAAGCTCCACCTCATCGAAGTCCCCACCCTGGAGGTGGACCTTGGTCAGGTCGATTTTAAGGGGCACGCTTTTGATGACGATGTTGGAGAGGTATTGCTCTCGAATTAGGCGTACCAATGAAATGTCGACAGCTACGTTCTCGAAGTACTCACCGAGCGTGCGTTGGTCCGCTCGATCAGGCGTGGCAGTGCATCCCAAAACGTAGCTGTCAAAATGGTTCAGAACCTTCTGCCAGGATTCTGAGACGGCATGGTGGGCCTCATCGGCTACCACCAGGTGAAAGTGATCAGATGGCCACCGGTCCAGCCTTCGGATCATGCTCTGAACACTGGCCACCACTACCGGGGCTTCAGCGGAGGCAGTCCACTCCGCTTTTTCCAACTCGGCGCGGATCCCGGTGGCCATCCTCAACTTCTCCACGGCCTGCGTGAGGAGCTCCTGCCGATGACAAAGAATCAATGTCTTGAGCGGCTGGATTTCCTCAGCAAGCCAGGAGAAGAGAATGGTTTTGCCACTGCCAGTCGGGAGGACTGCCAGTTGCTTTTTGAACTCCTTAAAACCGTGTCGAATCTTAAGGACGGCCTCTGTTTGGTAGGGCCTGGGTTTCATGCGAACTGTGGTATGAATCAGAACGGTGTCTTGGGCTTGGCATCCCAAGGACTGGTGGACTCTTGGGATTCCTCCTGTTTGGGTTTGCTGGTGGGTTTGTTGCGGAGCTCGGGATTCGGCTTGAGCGGTTCCTTATCGGTATAGTAGAGGGCCACGGCATTTTTGGTGACTTGCTTACCTGACCTCCTCGAGGTGTAGGTCTCCTCGACCACCCGAGCATGCACGCGCAAGCCCATGGGGTTGATCCACGGCACGTTTAATTCTTCGGCGCGGTCCTGCTCGAAGTGAAACGCATCACCCTTTTGAAGGGAGCGGATGCCGGCGGCTTTGACGAATTGATCGATTTTCCAGAGTGTCTGCTCTGCATCGATCAAGGTTTCGCGCACCTTGGCATTGGTTCCTTCCACGGTGAACACGATGTTGAACCGCTCGGCGCCGGCTGTTTTCTGGCCGGATGAGATGTCGGTTGAAAACTCGAACACGCAGAGGATGTAATCCCCTTCGGGCACGATCTCATAATTGGAATCAGAATCAGTGAAAACTGGCATGTTACTTGTCTTTCTTTTTGGGTTTGTCTTGAACGAGCATTACGACGTTGGGCTTGCGCTTGACCAGGGGGCCAAGCTTCTCCATGCAATCCCGCTCAGCCGGCGCCTTTTTCATTCCATGGAAAAGAGCGTAGGCATCGAACAGGGCCTTGGGTTTAACCGCGCAGGCCTTCAGGAATTCATCCTGGGGCAAGCGGATGGCGTTGTAGGCTGCCATGACCTCATCGATGTAGCGGCCACCGGCACGGGTCACCACATTGAATCCCTCGGGCACCATGCCTTCCTTGAGTGCCATTTCTCGGGCGTGGAATTCCACGCTTTCGCACCAATCCGACAGAGTACGCGCAATGCGTAACGCAAGGCCCATGTCCTTGCCAGTTTTGATTTCCGAGGAGTGCCATTGGGGCAGGTTCCAATCGGGGTTGGCGGCAATGGCCGTATTAACCTGCTGGATCAGGGCTTCGCAAATCAGGTTCCGGGCGCACCAGCCGCAATACTCACAAGGCGTGGCGGTGGCCCATGCGGACTCCACCATGGTGATAATGTCTTCGATCTCCTTCCAGGCAGACTCGATAGTCCATTTTCTGGATCGTGCGGCCTGGTTGTTGGCGTAAAGGACATGCGTGGTCAGGTCCGGGAGTTTGGTTCGTTCCAGCACCATGAAGGCATAGCAGGCCATTTGGGGGTCGTAGTATCGGAAACGCCATTTCAGATCGAACAGATCCGGGCCACACACCAGATCCGGTGTCCCCTGGACGGTCATGCCATTGGGAAGGGTGCCGGTGTTAAGTTGTTCGATCTCGAGGGGGTAGTCATTGACGGCAGCCCTTGTTTCAACGTACTGGACTGCCCACTCCATGTTCTCAAGGAATTCATCGTTGAGTGCCTCCAGGGCCTCCTTGTTGCCCCGGAAGTATTCAGCAAAGGCATCGTGACGTTCGGTGCCTTCATCGGTGTAGGTTGATGGCTTGCCTTCAAACTTGGGGCACTTCCCGAGCATGGGCAGGGAAGATGGCCTGAACTTTGGTGTCGGTGGTTCTGGGATTTTCTTTTTCATGGTTTTGAGGGTTCAGTGATTGCGCGTAAAAATGCATCTTTTTGCTCAATGATCTTTTTGGCGCGTGGCTTGGTTAGTTTGGGCAGCGTGGCTCGGAGATGATGGGCAGCATAGGCTTCATGCTCGAGCGGCTTGTCGGGGGCCGGGATCCACTTTTCTTTGATCATCCAATTAGCGACGGCCAGGAAGTGTCCGTTGCAGACTCGGCCGATTTCATCAACTAAAGCGGGGTCAAGGTCCTCGACTCCAAACTGCACCTTTTCCACCGGCTTAGGCGGCTCGGCGGTTCCTTCAGGCTCAATCGTCTTTCGGGTTGGAGGGGGAATTGGGGTCTCCCCTTCTTCCTCTCCGGGTGCCGGCACTGAAATGGAACGGCGCTTGGCTGGCTCCTTTTTGGGCTTGGCTGGCTCCTTTTTGGGGGCGGCTGGTTCTGTTTTTGGGGTGGCTGGTGCCAGCCCCATTTCAGCCAGTTCCTTCTCCTCTTGTTGCGGAGCGGCTGGCTTATCTTTGCCCAGATCCAGGGGTTTCTCCACCTGGGGGGCTTCGTCAGGCGCAGCTTCGGCGCCGGCCACGATCTCGGGCGCGAGCATTCCAATGGCTGTGGTGATGGCTCGGGCGCGGAGCATGTAGGAGGGCGACTTGACCCAGTTGCTGTCGGCTTTAACGAGGCCCTGGGCCCTGGCATCCTCGATGGTGTATTGGACTTTGACCGTGGCACCCTCGAAGGTGATCTCCAGAATGGCTTTTTCACGGTCATCCGATGCGCTGAGCCATTTGTGCTTGGCGCCCTTCATTCGGATTTCGGCCAAACAGGCCAAGGCCAGCTTCTGGGGCTTGCCGGCCATGTTGTGGTAGGTGGCCAGGTATTCGAGCGGCGTGATGCCGCTGCCCATGCAGAAGGACAGAATCGCCTGGCCCTGCTCGACTCGATCGCATTTAAACGCGCCGGATCGAGCCCAAATGGCACCGAGTCTTTCAATGGCCTCGATGCGTTCTTCTAGGTTTGCGTATAACGGATTTTCAGTCATGTTTTTGTGGATGTTGGTCCCTCCCGAGCCCCCAAAGAAACTCGATTTTCAATCGAAGAGTAGTGTCTTTGTCAGTCGGACGGGTTGTTTTTTATGTGTTGCAGAACTGTGGGGTAATGAAATCGTTTAAATTGGTTGCTTAGGACGATCACGGGGATTTTCTTTTCCCTGACCATCCGGCGCAATGTGGGGACTGAGCACCCAAGCTTTTTTGCCGCTTCTTTATACGTAAGCAGATCGTCCTGATTCTCTTTGGCTTCACTCATTGAAGGCATCCTTTCAGTTTGGGGTATTTGGCGCAAAGAGCTAAAAGGATCATCTCTGTTTGAGTGATATTTTTCTCCTTGCAGTGGGTTCGCATCCACCGGTCGACCTCTGTCGGGCACCGGAAATTTTTAAGGATCGTCTTTTGGGGTTTCGATTTTTGGGGCGGCATAATGAGGTGCCCATTTTTGGGCGGCTTCCTGGGGAAGCAAGCCAAATCTTTACGTTAAAACTTGACTGTAAAGACAAATTGAGCAGAGTCTTTGTCTTTACAGGACTTAACTGTCCTAAAAAGTTATTAACCAAAACCACAGACGCTATGCGAACAAGATGTGAACAATGTGGTTGGACTTCATCCAACCGCCCCAAAAAACAGGCCGAAAGGGCCCTTCGGATGCACCAAGGCAGGGTGCATGGAAACATCAAAAACGGGCATGACACCAAGAGGCACCAGGATGCACCAGAGGGCACCAATGAGCGGAAGCCCTTAACCGAGGAGCAGAAGGAACGGCGCCGGCAATACCAGCGGGATCGTCGGGCCATGTTAAAGGCCGGCAATCCTTCACCCCGGCGCGTCAATGTCTACCAGAATGGGACCTCGGTTGAATTGCACCATTGCCCTTGTTGCGGCCTGGATCTGGACAAACTAGCTATCGCCTTGATGGCTGCCAATAAGGTGGTGTGAACAAGGTGTGAATATGACTAAGGTCAAATCTCCGAAGTCGCACAACGGGAAGGCCAACCGCCATAAAATCCGATTCGTAATAACTCGAGGATCTGCCAGCCTTGAAACAGCTGTTGAGGAGGTCCAGGTTCTGATCCGGGCCAAGAACGGCTGGACCACCCAGGCCATAGCCAATGATCTTGGCTTAACCAAGGGGCAGGTTACCTACCGGATCAAAAAGGGCTTGGCGGTGGGGGAAAGGGCTCGATTTCGATCCGGGGACACCTGGGTGGCCCATGAGGCTCTTCGGGTGACTGCCGGCAGGATCATCAACGAAGTGGCCAAGCAGGTGACGCCCAAATTCATTTAGCCGAGCCCCAGTTGGCTTTTGGTAAAGTCGATGGCGCCCGTTAAGGTTGTTGCCACCAGGCATGGCACGCCTTTCTGGGTCCAGTGGAATAGTGTCTTTTCTTGTTCTGCTGTGAGCCTGCCTCCGGGGCCCTTGAGCTCGATCGCGAATCCCCTCCCCTCGAGGAGAATTACGAAGTCTGGGGTTCCAACGGCCGTGGTTGACTTTTTGTCGGTGCGGCTGTGGACGAACGGGATTTCATTGAGCCGCAACCAGGCCTCGAAGTCCTTGTGCATGTCGAGCTCCCTCTTTCGGTCTTCCTTTGCGAAGACCTCCATCAGGGTGGGTGTCTTGAGCTCCTTGCGGACTCGGGGCTCCATGCACTTGCGGATGTTTTCCGGTAGGTTCTTTGAATCGAGGTGGCTCATGATGTGTGGCGGCAAACTAAGTCCCAATGTGTGGTATGGGCTTCAACGCATCGATGGACCTCAAGTTGGCTCCCATACCCTAATCTTCGCAACAAATGGGTCACTGAATCGGGGGTGACACCAAATCTTTCCAGAGCGTTTGTGTTGATTTCAATGTGGATCAATGGTCGAAGTCGATTAACCGTTTTAACGCCTCCCTCCAAAACCTTCATCTCGAATCCCTCGACATCGATCTTTAGAACATCCATGCGCCTGACCTGAAGGTCATCCAGCCGGATGCTGTATTTGTCACCTGGCAGCAATGAGGCGCCTCCCATGTTGCCGCCCCTGGTGGTTGTCGAGTACCTGGTGTGATCACCCAAGGCCACGTTGTAACAGTGTGCTTCCGGGCAGTTGTGGAGCAGGCATATGAAGGACTCCGGGCGCGGCTCGAAGGCGTGGACCTCGCATTTCAGATCCAAAAACACTTTGGCAGTATCCCCAACAAAAGCCCCCACATCGAACACCACAGATCCCGGCTTGAGCTTCTTCCAGGCCGGCAAATTGTTAAACTTGGGATTCCAGGCAAGCCTGCCTGTTTTGCGGATGTGAACGCATGCGGCTCTGTCTTTGCGCGGGAGTAGGAGGCCGTGGATTTCTTCGAGGTCAAATCTCATAGGCCAATCTTGCGCGGATCAAATCCCACTTGGTAGCAAAAATCACGGGCCAGACTGACGTTGTGCATCTGGCTCGGGATCGTGCGCCGGTTGTGCGGATTCTCCCAAACCGAGGCGTGCCGTTCATGGTAGATCAGGTTGTGCAGAGTGACCTGCTGGCCTGGGTGTGTCTGCTCGATGAGGATTCTGAGAACAGAGTCCCAGGCCTCGCGCCCCAGCAACAGATTCGGAAACTCAGGGCCATATTTTAACCACCAACCAAGGCGAAAAGCGTAAAGGTCACTTCCGACATAATGCTGCCCCCTTGGGATCACCTCATCGGGAATGATCTTTTCGATCCTATTGAAATCGCGCCGGAAACAGTAAGCCGCATCGATGCTCTGAAGGGCCATTGTGATTTTGAAGCAGCAATCCGATGACACGCAGATATCTGAGTTTGTAAAAACAAAAATATCTTCAACCTTCTTCCCCTCTGAGGCCGCACGCAAAATGTCCTTAACGTATGGCACTTTTCCCTTGTAGTCTGTGTAGCACTTCACCTGGCGATCGACTATTGGAAGATCAACCCACGGTTGGATGTCCCAGGTTTTTTTGGCCAAAGTCATCCTTCGGAGTGTGTCTTTGTTTTGGGGGACGTAGCTGGAGTAAACGTGATAAATCATAGCCATCCCTCCACTATCTTTACCATGGCTGATAGGGATGCCATGAAGCGTGAGTACTTAATTTCCAGCTGGCAGTTTCCCCTTGGAACTGAGCTGCACCACCCATCCACAGTCAGTGCGATGTATGGACAGCGTGCCCCGTGGGCCAGGTGCAAAGTTGCCGTGTCGGTTGTGATTAACCCAACTGCGTTATCCATGACCCCAATCAGATCGTAAATCCGATGGCACTTTATTCGGCTCATGTCGATCAAGGCCACCCGGTTGGTTAGATGCTTGAGAGCGGAAAAAACTTTATTGCCGTGCGGGAATGGACTGGAAACACCAACGGTGTTGATAAGGATATAGGACTTCCCGTTGAGTCTTGGAGTGGCAGCTTTTTCTCGGCCTGGATCCCGTTGGTCGAACACTAATGGCAATTTGTGAAAAAGATCCATAGGCACGCCAGTCCGATCAATCATAGAGACCATAAAAGATGGCCACTTCTTTATGTCAACGCCCCACTGATGGCCGTGACATTGGGTGACTGTTGCGCCACCAAACTTTTGCTCGGCAAATTCACGGGCCTTTGGCATTCCCATATACCAGTGGACGGGCAGGCTGAATCTATCAACATAGGAGACACCGTCTAAAACGGATCCATAATCCTTGGAAACGATCATCTTTGGCCGCACGCCTGTAGCGTCATAAATGTACTTCATGGATGGCAAAAGCAGGATGATGTCGCCAAAGCGTCCAAGCTGAATGAATGGCTTTTGGACTTCTGGAAAATCCACCAGGCCGGCGCGGCGGCGCAGGAGTTCAATCAGCTTGCCGTCTTTGGTCCGATGAAACAGTACGGCATCCTTTTGCAGGTAGTCTAAACCAAATGTAGCGGTTCCGGGTATTCCCTTGTGAGCAAAAGTCGGAGGATTGCCAACCTCGCCCCAGAGGTGTTGAAAGAGCTCGCAATGCATGGCCCGTGGCACGATCACATCGGCCGTTGAAATATCGAAAGCCACATCCGGGTTTTTGCGGATACTCCATTCCAGGTTCAGGATGGCATAGGAGGGGTATACACCCACGCCAGTGAAATGCACGGGGGGAAGCCCAGGTTTGCCGCAAGGGACAAGTTGGCCAAGATAGATGGCGCCTTTGGCTCGATAGTAGATGTCAATTTTATCAAGCCAGCCTGGTGAAAGTGGGACTGAATCGGGTTCCAGGAAAAGCCAATGTGTGTTGCGCTTGCTTGCGTGACGCGCGGCTGCCAGAAACAATTCATTGGGCCCTTGCGGCCAACCTTTGACTTCTCGGTCTGTGGTTTCAATGGAAACTGAATCGAATACAAGCTGGGCGTGCTTCCTTAACTCGAACACCTGGTCGGCGGGGGTTCCGGCATCGGCCACAATGGTGGCTTGGTGGCCGGCGCATCCACCAAGCTGGTGGATCCACTTCAGCAGGTTTTGGAGTCTGGAAACGTCGTTTTTATAGACTGGCAGAATGCAAAGCATTGCTCAGTCGTCTGCGCCCTTTCGTATCCAGCACCGATCATCGAGTCGATTAAACGCCTCCTTGGATAGGTGCTTTTTGATGATGTGCATTGGCGCCCACACCTTGGCCTTGAGCGGACAATCGCAAGCCTTGCAGACGTTGAGCTTATCATCGTAGGGGGTCTTCATGTTGAGGTCATTGAGGGCGCTGAAGATAGCCTTGATCTCCTTGACGGCCGCTCCGGTGAACCAGGCGAAGATTCCCTTTTGTCTGTCGTTTTGCGGACAGTCCGCACAAACCAATGCGCGGACATCTGCGGTGGTTTGATCAACTGGCTTTCCTTCTCCAAACCAATCGATCCAGGTTTTGATCCCGGTGGCGGTGTTTTTGAGAAGCCTAACGCCTCCCGCAACACCTCCTTCTTCTTCCCCCGCCCGAATGGATCGCTTCGGCCGGGGAAACGTAAAAGATCTGGGCATCTCCTGCTGGGCGCACCAAGACGGGTGATTTTGAAGCCTGGCGCATGTGTAATCATCGAGTTGCTGGGCCACAACATCGGGATCCGTTGAGAGGCGATGCTGTTTATTGGCCAGCCGGTGTTTGATAATGGCATCCACTACCTGGTCGAACATCAATCCTTGTGGGGCACTCCAACCGGTTGCCGGCTCAAGGAATTGCCATCCTCCAGGGGGCCACGTTGATCTGGACTTGAGCATGATCACGGTTACCCCAAAGAAGCCTTGGTTTGCAAGCGTTCAAATGTATTGCTGTCAACGATGATCAGAAGTAGTGTGGAGATGTGAAGATGGAAGGCATTCATATGGCAGTGAGTAAGGTTGGCGACGTTGGTCGACCAGGTGCGCCCAATCATGCCGTGGAATATGAGGTGCGTGTTTCCAGGCGCCGGGTTTTCAGGTTTATCGTTCCGTTTTTGGTTGCATCCGTTGGAATCGGAGTCGAAAAGGTAGTCAATAATGATACCAACGATATCCTGGATGACGGTCAACCCGGATAACCTGGCCGAGCAGGTTTGCAGGCCAACGGTCTATTTCAAGGAGTTGGCAGAGGTCAAAGTCTTGCCCAATAAAATCGAGGATTTGGAGGTCTTCGCCAAAAATGCTGTGATCTTCGGGGGCAGCGGCTTGTTCTATTACGATACCGCACCGGTCCTGGTGGAGGCCTTGGACCGAAAGCGGTTTCCTATGGTCTTGTGGGGCGTGGGGGCCAACCAGCATGGGGATCACCTGGTGAGGTGGCCGGAATGGACCAAGAAGTTCGACCTGGTTGGCCTGCGCGATTTTGGGAATCCATGGGACTACGTTCCATGCCCCAGCTGTATGAGCCCGTTCTTTGATGAGGCCAGGGCATCTTCCCCAAAACATGACCTGGTGGTTTATGAGCATCCACGGTGCCCTATCGATGGATTGAGAGGTTTCCCCAGAATGGACAATAAGCACAAGGCCGGCATGTTCCGGGATGTGCTGATGTTCCTGGCCTCTGGAAGGACCCTTGTGACCAGTTCTTATCACGGGGTCTATTGGGGCATGCTGCTAGGCAGGAAGGTGCTTTGCTGGAAACCGTGGTCCTCCAAATTCTATGGTTTGGAGCCTTTGTACTACTTGGTCAACGATCAGAATTGGAACAAGGTCCACAAGGACATTCCGAAGAACGGCAGGGTGGAGAATTACCTGGAGGGCTGTCGGCAACTGAACGTGTATTTTGCCGAAAAGGTTTTCAAGCTTCTCAAGCTGTAAGCTTTTGCGCGATGAAGAAACCGTTGGAGCACCCTTTTTCAAAGTCTGACATTTTACCGGTCCAGCCGTAAAAGCGGCCCTCGGGCAGGCCGAGCAGATTGATGGCGTGGACCACGGCCACCTCCATCGGCATTGATTTGTGGTCTTGGCTGGCATGGTGTTGGGTGACGCCCTGGAAGTCGGGGTTGATGTCGTGAAACAGAGCATAGCCACCAATAGTCACCAGGGATTGGTAGCAAAGGAAATCCATGCAGGCATGGGTAAGGCAATGGCAACCATCGATAATAAGCAAATCAAACCGCGCCCAATCATCGATCTTTGCGCGTGCGGAAATCGAATCGCCAAAAATAATTCTGGCGCCACCGAAGGGGGGTTCAGTGACAGACTCGGCCCCATTGCCGTTTTCGATCCCACAGTACGATATTGGATATCCTTGATCTTTGAGAAATCCCCGGATCCCTTTGGCGGTGCTTCCGTTCCATACACCAATCTCCAAAACATTGATGGTGCTGCCCGTGTTTCGCCTCACCAAAATATCCGACAAACACGCTTGCAGATTTCGGATATCCGTTTTGCTGAGTAGGCCGTAAGTTGAAGGCATATGACCGTTATGGGCTTGAAACGATGCAGCTTCAAGCCAATATGGGACTCCAGTGAATAGACAACTTTAATAGGATTGGACTAAATCATGAACTTTTCCACCGCTTCCTATGTGGACCAGGTGGTCCAAGAAATGCGCCAAGCGGATTATCCACGGGCAACCAACCGCGCTTTAATCGATCGGCTTTTTGACGGGTTCCCACCCTGGACAGACGAAGAGGCTGAATCAGCCAGGATCAACACCAACGTCAACTTCCTGGATGGTCCTAAGCTGGCAGCCGATGCCAGGCGCAGCTACTACAACGCCTTCATTAAACCTCCCAACTTCTTCTCCATGACCCTGAATTTCGGCCCGGATGTTATGCGGTCGATTTGGTCGGGGGTTGTGGCCAAGGAGATAAACCAGGTCATGAAGGATTCTCTTTGCTACTTCGAGCAGATCCGCTCCCAGATGGCATCGACCGTTCTACACGGCATCGGGCCGGCTCACTGGGCAGACAAGTACCGGTGGAAGCCAAAGACCCTGGCCATCTGTGATCTGCTGGTGCCGTCGAACACCCTTCTGTCGATGGAGAATTTGACCCACTTTGCCATTTACCGGCAATACACCTGCGCGGAGATGACCAGGATGATCGAGCGTAAGCGCATCGATCCGGCCTGGAACAAGCCGCTAGCCAGGAAGGCAATCAAATGGTGTGCGGCCCAGCCGGCCGGCCAGGTGACTGATTGGGATTCACTAAGCCCGGAGAAACTGGTGGAGCAAATCAAGCAGGATGGAGTCTATTATTCATCCGATGTGGTTCCCACCATCAATGCCTGGGACTTTTACTTTTGGAGTGATGAAAAGAAGAAACACGGCTGGCGCAGGCGCATGATATTAGACACGCCGCCCAACGGAGAGATCGGAGACAAGAAACTATCCCTTCAGAAACTCGGCATGGATGCCCAGGAATGGCTCTATAACGGAAACGACAGATGCTATGCCTATGACTTGAAGGAAATCCTGCATTTTCAATTCGGTGATCTTAGTGCCAGGGCCCCTTTCAAGTATCACAGCGTCCGATCCCTTGGGTGGCTGATTTACGCAGTCTGCAATTTGCAGAACCGGCTTCGATGCAAAATCAATGATGCCACGTTTGAGAACCTTCTGAATTACTTCAGGGTCTCGAGTGCGGACGAGGCCGAGCGTCTGACTAAGATCGATCTGCACAATTACGGCGTCATTCCTGATGGCGTCAATTTTGTGGGCCAGAACGATCGGTGGCAGGTCAATCAACAGCTGGTTGGGGCCACGATGGCCGATAACCGGCAGCAAATGAATGAAGCGGCAGCCCAATTCCGGGAAGGGCGGGACACCGGAGCTCAAAAGGAAAAAACCGCCACTGAAATCATGGCTGAGGTCAATGCGGCCAATGCTCTTGTGGGTACGATGCTCTCCCTGGCGTATACCTATCAAAAGGGGCAATACATCGAAATCGTGCGCCGGTTCATGCAGCCCAACTCCATCGACCCCGAGGTCAGAAAATTCCGGCAACGAGTCCTGAAGCAAGGCGTGCCGGCAAAGGCTTTGGACCCCGATCTGTGGGATGTCGAACCGGAGCAGGTGCTGGGATCCGGCAACAAGATGCTTCAGGTGGCCATGGCAGATAAGCTGATGAGCGTGCGGCCGCTCTTGAACCCGGATGCCCAGACCGAGGTCCTGCGCCTCTACGTGCAGGCCAACAGTGACGATCCCCGGCTGGCCACCAGGTGGGTGCCCGTGGAGCCGATTATGACCAGTGAATCCACCCACGATGGGCAGCTGATGGTGGGGGCTCTGATGCAGGGTGTCCAAATACCGCCGCGCAAGGGGCAGGACCCCATGCAGATCACCCTGGCCTTAATGAAGGGCATGGATGATGTGATGCGCCGGATCCGCGCGACTTCCGGCATGCCCACGCCCCCAGAATTGGCTGGGCTTATCAACGTGGCTATCACTGCTTCGAGTTATCTCCAGATGGCAGCCCAGGATCCCGCCAACCAGGAGATGGCCGGGGCCATCCAGAAACGCCTGGCCGAGATCATGAAGGTGCTGCAACAGTTCAATGAGCAGATCCAGCAGCAACGGCAGCAGAATGGCCAGGGCATCGATCCCAAGATCCAGAAGGAGCTTGCCCTCACCCAGGCCAAGGTTGAGGGGATGCAGATCCAAGCCCAGACCAAGGCGCAGATCGAGGCTCAAAAGAACGCGCAGCGTCTCAGCCAGAGCGAGCAGCGTTTTATCCAAGGGCAGCGGCAGAAGGAGGAAGAGCACCTGGCCAAGCTGCGCGGAGAACTTTCTCAAGGCCAAGTCGACACCACCATCAAGGATGCCAAAGCCGCTTCTGACATCCAAAATGAGCGAATAAGAACCATGCTTGAAGCGGCACCAGAAGAAGAGCCGCCCAATGCTTGAATCACCAAAGAGGCGTTTTTTAATTTCAGCCCACGCCAAAAAAGCGGCTGAATTCGACACCGATCCGGCCATCCTGGCCGCGCTCGATGCCGCCATCCTGCAAATGAGTTGGGAACAGGGGGCTGCCCAGGATGAGGTGGCCGCCAGTGCCCGTCACTGGCAGTTAACCGGGGCCCACAAATTGCGGGAATTGTTTCTGACGATCGGCATCGTTGAGAAGCCGGCGCCCAGACTCCGAAGAGATAACCTACCCCACCAAGTCTGATTATGCCTGAAGAACCCGAAAGCGTACCGTCCCCTGGAATTGCCAACGTGCCGCCCCCAGCGCCACCGTCTCAACCGGATCCCAACGCACCGCCCCAGGATCCGGCGCCGGCAAAACCGCCCGATCCTCCCAAGCCTACTTTCCGAAGCCTGGATGAGGACCTGGCCGAGTTTGCCAAGGAAACCCCCGAGGCGCCCCCTCCCAAGCCCAAGGCAAAGCCCAAACCCAAGGCCCCTCCCAAGCCCCCGGAAGAGGGGCAAACGCCACCAGAGGAGCCGGCAGAGCCGCCAGAAACGCCTCCTGGAGGTGATGATGAGGACTTCCTGGGGGTGCCAAAACCCAAGGAAAAACCCAAGCCTGGGGAGGAAAAGCCCCCCGAGGAACCTGCAACCGGCCCCCTGAAAGCCCCCGAGCTCCGGGCCGAGTATAAACGGGTCAAGGAACGCCTGGCTGAGGCCGAGAAGGAGCTCGCCTCCTACAAGACCAGCGGACAGAAGCCGGAAGAGGGGGAGAAAAAGGCCTATCTGGAACAGATTGAGGCACTTAACAAGAAGATTGAGGAGCAGAATGCCATCGTCAAGGCCGTGGCCTACGAGCAGAGTGACGAATACAAGCAGAAGTACGAGCAACCGTTTGTAGAGGCCTGGAATGAGGGGGTCCAGCTGGTCTCCAGTCTCAACGTCCAGGATCAGGAGGGCAACACCCGGAGGGGCACTCCCCAGGACTTTGCGGCCATCATGCAGGTCCCAGACAACGAACAGGCCGCCACAATGGCCCAGGAGATGTTTGGGCAGAATGCGTTCTATGTGCTCGCCCAGCGCAGGGATATCCACCGTCTGCACGCGCAGAGGGTCAAAGCCATCGAGGACTTCCGCACCAACATGACCGAGCGGGAAAAGCAACACCTCGAGCAGGCTCAGAAACAACAGAAGGAGCAGGAAGCCCAAAGGACAGAGGCCCAGGTGCTGTTCAAGAAACTCAACACCGAAGCGGCTAAACAATACCCGGAATTCTTTGGGCCAATCGAGGGGGACGATGAAGGCAATGCCCTGCTCGAAAAGGGATACAAGGATGCCGATTTGATGTTCAGTGGTGCGCGTGACCTACCACTTGAACGTCGAGTCAGACTGCACTCTGCCATTCGGAACCGCGCGGCCGCATTCGGGCGCCTGGTTCACCGGATCAAAACCAAGGATGCTGAGATCGAAGCTCTCAAAGCGGAATTGGAAGAGATTCGAGGCAGTGAACCTGGCGCCGGCCAGGAGGGGCGAACCGATGCGAAGCCCAGACAATTGACAGCCGATGAGGAAATCGAGGCGGCTGCCATGCGAACCCAACCCAGATAAAACATCATGCCAAAAGCACTCCACAGAAAGTTGGCCAGGTCTGCAAAGAAGGCAGGCCTCAAACCTGGATCCGAGAGATCCAATGCCTACGTTTACGGCACCATGGATAAGATTGAGAAAGCGAAGGCTCGAAAACGAAAAAGATAGCGTTAGCTATCACACAGCAAATCAGAGCTCACAAAGGCGTGTTGAATCACTTGACACGCCTCTTTTTATGTTCTAAGGCAGCCTCATGACGTAACTGGATTCGTCACCAGCTGGAACGTAGACATCCGATGACGTTCCGATCGGCGCGGGGAGCGCGAAACAGCTCCACCTGGTCGACCACGCGATGACCAGGTAAAAGCGGCTCGCAACCGCAAGCGTAGGCAACTCTGCCAAGGCCCGGATGGCCTGCTTCGCAAGCAAAATACTCACAGTCGATTTGTAACCAGTGTCCGTTTGGGACACGTAACTGAGTTTTTGCATATGGCAAGTTTAGGCTGTACTCCTCAAATTTCGTGTGCTGATTTTACCAATATCATCATGCGTCGGACGGAGCACCTCGATGAGGAAATCCTGAAGGATATTACTCCCGTGGGCTCCATCAATGGCATGATGGAGATTGGACAGTTCAAAGCTTTCGACGGGACCAGTCATACCTATGATCGGTTCAACCGTGTAGCGGTGGATCACTCCCAGGCCTGGCAGAATGTCAATGACACCACCTGCGTTGGCCAACCGTGCGATCCTTGCGAAACGGAAATCGGATTCGGCTCTACCCGAGACGAATACCACCTGGAGCAGAAGAGCTTCACCTCTCAGCTGTTCTGCTATGACCAGATGTTGACCATGGATCGGGCGAAGGAACACTACGCCAACGCCGTGGAGCAACTCCGGGCAGCCCAGGAATTGATCATCGGTAACCGGATCCGTTCGGAAGCCTTTCGTTATGCTGGCTACCACTGGGTGGCTGGCGGCGGTGGTGGCCGGGGCCTCACGGCCTTTACCTTCACCGAAACCGGAAACCTCATCAATGTGGTTCCCTCTGTTCTCCCCACCTCGAAGCTCACGGTGAACATGCTTCGGCGCCGGCTCCAAACCCAGATCCTCAATGGAGCTCTGGGCAAGGTGCCCATGGGCCAGCCTCCTGAATTGGAGGTCCTGACCGATATGGAGACCATCTGGGACCTCATCGAGGGTGATTCCAACTTGAAAGATTCCTGGCGGTTCCAGGCCTTCGGGGCTGGCGCCGAGGAATACTACAAGTATGGATGGGCTGGCCGAGTCGGCAACTTCATGTTGAAGGCTGATCTCCACCCGATCAGGTTCCAGCTTCTCAACGACGGCGTGACCCTTAACCAGGTCTTCCCGTATCACAATGAGCCGGCCTCGAGCGGCATTCGGGGCATCGTCAATGATGCCTATATCAATGCACCGATCCAGGCCACGTTCATCTGGCATCGTCGGGCGATGAAACAATTGGTCCTCGATGCGGCCCAGGTGCATCCCATGATGCCCTTCGTCCCGCGCAGTTTTGGTGGTCGATGGCAGTTTGTCATGGACAACCTGACTTGCGGCACGGCTGTTGACGCCAATGGCCTGACCATTCCGATTGCTGTTGATAACAGCCGCCGGAACAAGGGTAAGTTTATTGCAGACTTCAAATTCTCGACCAAGAAGATGTATCCCGAGTTCATGGAGGTGATCCTCCACTTGCGCGAGCCTGCTTGCGTGATCGAGGTGCCGGTCTGTCAGACCCCGCCCACCTACGTGACTCAGGATTACTCGAGCGCGAATAGTCCTTGTCCGTAAGGCAATCCCACGGGTGGGCCCTGGTTCTGAGCGAGGACCAGGGCCCTCTCCTTAACGAAAGGACACCTATGCCTTATGACGAAAACGGGATGAGCTCCGAGTCTGGCTCGGACATGGAGCAAAATGCGCTCTTGCCCCGGAGCCTCTTTGCGGACGGGGTAAAACCAGGCGATACGATCACCCTGAAAGTAACCGCCCTCTATGGTGACGAAGTTGAAGTCTCGGCCTCGGCTTCGTCGGAAGAATCCGAAATGGAAGACGAAGAAGGGCCGCAAATGATGTCTGCCGATGAGGAGATCGAAGCGGCCGCAATGAATAATTCCTATGGCTACTAATTCTCCAAGATGGGCGCCCCAAGGAACCGCCGAGGCACTGTCCGAATATCCGTGTTTGCGGTGTCTGTCGGATCAACAGCTTTTCCTTGTTCTCGCAATCGTGCTTTGCCGCATCGTGTCAACCGATGAGGATAACGAATGCACGGCTGTTCAGATGATCCAGGATGCGAGTTGTTCCGGTTGCTTCAGTGACCGGCAGCTGTTCCAAATGGCCGTTGCCATGATTGCCACGTATGCCGTCGAGCAAGGTCGAATCACCGATCTTGAAGCCTTGGTTGAGGAGGCCGTCTGCCTCAACTGCGCGGATCCCAAAAAGGTCCGGGGCATGGTCGTTGACCAGATCGAGCGTGGCATCAATAACGGAACGCTCTTCAATCCTGGTCGTTAACAAGTTCAGGTCGGTGGGTATTGGTGAAGGCGTGGTCAGCACTGGGATGGCGGCCCCGGTGCTGACCTAGCCTAACATTTTTGAGCCTATGGCAACTTGCAACCCAACCACGATCTTGCAGGATTCGGATTGCCTGCTCTGCCTCAGTGAGAAGCAATTAGGAGTCGCAATCCTCACCATCCTCTGCCAGATCAAACAAACCCTCGATCCCATGGCCACCTGCTCTGTTGAAGATCTTATTGCGGATTCCAATCCCTACACATCGATGACCAACAAACAGCTGTTGGCCGCGCAGCTGGAAATGCTTTGTCAGCTGGTTGGGTCACCAGGTGCTCTTGGTGGAGTGGTTATCAGGACCGTCGATCCCGTGGCCGATCCTGGCGTTGAAAGCCAGATCTGGATCAATCGGACTTCCGGCCAGGTGTGGTATTGGAATGACACCACTGGAGCTTGGGTGCTACTAATCGCGTGATATGAAAAAGATAGTCATCGCCTTCATCTTGGTTTTGCTGGCCTGCCTAGCGCAGGCGCAAATGCCCATTTTCAGAAACATGTTTTCAACGAACGTGCCTGGGGCATGGGTGCGAGGAAATCCTACGTTTGGGAACGGGTCCGGGTTCTTCATTGTAAACCAATCGTTCACCAACGTGACCGGCAATGCATACTTTGGTGGAGGCACCACTCTCTTTGCTGACGGGATACTGGTGGAGCAGCCATCGATCTTTTACGACGATGTGATCGTATCAAACTTCTTTCGAGTCCAGGTGGATGCAGCCGGGGGCGTGGACTTCATGATTCACACTAACGATTACGGGACCGGCACTCCGCTTTTCATAGTGAACAACGGGACCGTTGGGATCAACCGGGACTCCCAGCCATCTTATAGCATTAGTGCCAATTCCTATTGGGCCCAGACGATGACGGCCGAGAATTCCCTGTACTCCCCGGCTCACTGGTTTGGAACAGTAAACGGACTGCCACGCCTTAACTTATACGGTGGCGGCATCGTCGTCCTTCCACAGGTGGGCACCACTAATTGGTGGACCTGGGCAGACACCAACGGCACTCCCAAAAGCGTGGTCAATTCCAATGGGTGGTTCGGGGTCAATACTCTAACCCCCACGGCCGAGTTGGAGGTGAATGGCCAGGCCAAGGCAACCAACTTTTTGCAGACCGTGCCGTCATGGGATGACCTTCGGATTTCTCTGAACACGCTTTCAAGCCCATCGGCCCAGCCAGGTAAAGTCACTTTTGCTGGAGGCCTGAGTGTCTATGGCTTTGATGCCGGATCCGAGGAGCAGTTGGATTTCTCGATTCAAATCCCGCATGGGATCACCACCAACAATGCCTATGGATTGAGGCTGCACCTTCACTGGACCGGCCTGGCCACGCCAGCTGGAGCCAATACCAATGTGGTATGGGGATTGGAGTATTCATTCGCGAACCCAGGTCAAATCTTTCCGACAACCACGATCACAAACCGGATCACAAACGGAATCGTCACGGCCTACACTCATCGAATTGCCGTGCTTACTACGGTGACCAACCTTAAGGAATCCGGGATCATGATTGGGAGACTTTTCAGGGATGGTGGAAACACATCCGACAACTACGCAACTGACGCGGCAGGCCTTAGCTTGGACGGTCACTATGGCAGAATCAAATTCGGTAGTGA